GTCGGAAGCCTAAGTCGAATCGTTTGGGAGATAGCCCTGGCAACGGGGCTATCACCAAATGAATTTGATACCGCTGAGGACATTCTGACCGTTATCGAAATCTTGGAAAGGCGCGCAAATGGCAACTGAGGCAATCAGTTACGACAAGGCAGAATTACGCGCGATCCTTAAGTCATTCAAAGCAATGGACGAGGAAGCCACAAAACAAGCAAAGGAACAATCGTCTGAACTAGCCGAATACGTTCGCGGCAAAATCATTTCAGCAAGCGGTGGCGCGTCCAATCGGGTCGCAAGCAAAATTGCCCAGGGTTCAAAGGTATCTAAGTCATCAAAAATTGGTGAAATGTCATTTGGTTTTGCGTCGCAGAAATTAAGCGGTGGCGGTACAACCCAGCAATTGTGGGGCGGTTATGAATTCGGATCGAACAAATACAAGCAATTCCCAGTGTGGTCAGGGCGTGAAGGTCGCGGGTCACGGGGTTGGTTTATCTATCCAACACTTCGCAGCGTTCAGCCTGACATTGTAAAGAAATGGGAACAAGCATTTTCTAAGATAGTAAAGGACTTCGACTAATGGCAGGCGGAAGTCGTACCCTTAAACTTTCCATTCTTGGAGACGTTGACAATCTCAACAAATCACTGAAAACAGCCAGCGGCGACGTTGATTCATTTGGCGACAAGGTTGGCAAGGCTGGTTTAGCAATCGGTAAAGCCTTCGCCGCTGCTGCGGCTGCTGCTGGGGCTGCCGCAATTGCAATCGGTATTGACGCGGTAAAGGCTGCAATCGACGACGAAAAGGCACAGACGCAATTGGCGTTGGCGTTGGAAAATGCCACAGGTGCAACAGACGCACAGATCAAGGCGACTGAGGCTTCGATCCTTCAAATGTCATTGGCGACAGGTGTGGCAGATGATGAACTTCGCCCAGCCCTAGCGCGTTTGGTTCGATCTACGGGCGACACTTCAAAAGCACAAGAATTGTTGGCAACTGCCCTTGACGTCGCTGCTGCAACAGGAAAGCCAGTCGAAGCCGTCGCAAACAGCCTTGCAAAGGCTTATGACGGAAACACCACAGCATTGGGCAAACTTGGTGTTGGTTTATCAGCTGCTGAATTGAAAACAATGTCATTCGACCAGGTGCAAACAAAACTTTCAGAATTGTTTGGTGGCGCAGCCGCTGCAAATGCTGAAACATACGCAGGCAAAATTGCACGTGTTCAAATTGCATTTGACGAAGCAAAGGAAACGTTAGGCACAGCACTGCTGCCAATCCTTGACAAATTCTTGCAATTCATAAACAAAAACGCACTGCCAGCGATCCAAGCATTTACTAGCGCGTTTAGTTTGACTGGCACGGACGGGTTTGGGAAAACAATCAGTGAAGTCGGCGCAGTAATCAAACAAACAGTGCAGCCAATTTTTGAAGGTATCAAAAGTGTTTTTGATCGTGTCAAAACAGCAATTCAAAACAACAAAGACGAATTTGAATCATTTGCTGAAGTCATTGCGTTTGTTGCCCCGATACTTGGGCAGGTCATTGGAACAGCATTTGAAAACGCTGGCAAAATTGCAAGCATTGCAATCAACATTATTGGCAAAGTAATGTCAGCGATCAAACCATTGTTGAACATGTACATAGAAGGAATTAACCTAATCATTCGCGGAATCAACCTAGTCAAGACCGGTCCCGACATTGCGTTCATTCCCAAAATTGGCGATACGTCAGTGGCAACGCCAGGTGCTTCAGGTTTTAGCGGCACAATGCCAGGGGGCGGCAGTTTCACAACAGGCGGCGAGACAGCAGGCACTGGTGGTGGCGGTGCGGGTAACAAGATCACAACCAGCACGTTTGCAGGTGGTACAGGAGGTGGCACTGGTGGTGGCGTTACAACGGCAAGCAAGGCAGCAGTAACCGCACAAGCGGCTATCACTGGTTTAGGTGCTTCAGGCGTTTCAGGTGTTAGCACAACAAGCCTTGCAGGAATCTTGGCGGCGTCAGGCGGTGATCGCGGCAGCATGACTTCAGCAGGCACAACGATTAACGTGACCGTCAATGGTGCGATAGACAAGGAAGGCACTGCCCGCACAATCGTGGACACGTTGAACAATTCGTTTTATCGCGGTACGGGCGGCGCGGGTAATCTGGTCACAGCATGACCCAATGGAATCCAGTTTGGAAGGTTGAACTAGACGGCGTTGAATACACAAACGCGGTTCTAGCCAATCTTTCCATTCGCAGCGGTCGAACCAACATTTATGAGCAGGCGCAGGCAGGTTACGTCAACCTTCAGCTGCTGGACGTTTCACAAACAGCGATTCCCGTTTCAATCAACTCAACTATCAGCGTTTCCATTCAAGATACGTCAGCGACTTTTGTGCCTGTTTTTGGCGGCAACGTGGTGGACATTGGGTTGGAAGTGCTTGACGTCGGTTCAACAGCCTTCACGCAAACCTATTCGATCACTGCACTTGGCGCATTGGCACGTTTGCCCAAGGCATTGACCAACGGCGTGCTTTCCAAAGATTTTGACGGCGACCAAATTGAAACAATTCTTTCGCAGGTTTTGTATAATTCTTGGGCTGAAGTCGCAGGTGCGGTCACGTGGGCGACATACACACCAGCAACGACAACATGGGCAAACGCCGAAAACAACGGGTTGGGTGAAATAGATACACCAGGCAATTATGAATTGGCGGCTAGGTCATCAGATCGTGTGGACGTGTATTCGCTAGTTTCAGCACTGGCAACTTCAGGGCTGGGATACATTTATGAGGACGCACAAGGTCGCATTGGTTATGCAGATAGCACGCACCGCACCCAATACCTAACAACAAACGGTTACGTTGACCTTGACGGAAATCAAGCCCGTGCAGCTGGATTACGCATTGAAACCCGTGTGGGCGACGTGCGCAATTCATTGACTATCAAATACGGCGCAACCAGTAGTGCTGAACAATCTGCAACTGATCCAGATTCAATCGCGCTGTATGGCACACTTGCCCAAATCATCAGCACAACATTGCACAATTCGGCTGACGCAACTTCCCAAGCAAATTTTTATTTATCACTACGCGCCACGCCACAGCCCATTTTTAGCCAAATCACGTTTGACCTGACAAACCCTGAAATTGACAATTCGGATCGCGATAATTTATTGAACATTTTTATGGGTGAGGCAATTTCAATCAACAATTTGCCCGAAAACATGGGGTCAATTTTTCAGGGTTTTGTCGAAGGCTGGTCGTTTCAGGCTTCCTACAATCAACTTTCCATTTCGCTACTTTTGACCCCAACTGCTTATTCACTGCAAGCCCTGCCGTGGAAAGACATTTCCAACACTTACACTTGGTCGGGCGTGTCGTCAACGCTGGACTGGGCACGTGCAACAATTATCACTTAACGAAAGGAAACCCAATTGGCAAATCCAACGACAAATTATGGTTTTGTTCTTCCGACGCCCAGCGATTTGGTCACAGACCTTCCCGCTGATTTTGACGTTGCGTTGCAAGGCGTTGACACACGACTGAAGGCATTGCAACCAGGCACGACACTTGGCGATCTTGCTTATTCCTCAGCAACTGCAAACACAAACACGCGTTTGGCAATTGGTTCAAGCAATCAGGTTTTAGGTATTGTCGCAGGCGTTCCAGCATGGATTGACCCAGACAACATTGCTTCAACTTATTCTGCAAAAACTGCTAGTTATACATTTGCTTCAGGCGACGAAGGCAACATTTTTAGCATGAACAATGCTGCAACGCAGCAGTTTAACATTCCAACGGACGCAACATTTAATTTTGCAATTGGAACTGAAATCAACGTTTTTTGGATTACGGGTGCAGGTCAACCAACAATCGGTGCGGTTACCCCAGGCACTACCACCGTTATTTCAACAGGTGCAACCAGTGCCACACCAAAATTGCGTGTTGCAAATTCGGGCGCGACCTGTAAGAAACTAGCTGCTAATTCATGGATTATTTTTGGAGACATTGTCTAATGTCACCAATGCTAGGGATCATGTCGTCAGGTGGTTATCCGCGAACAATTACCGTTGACTATTTAGTCGTTGCAGGCGGCGGTGGTGGTGGTAGCACACTAGCAGGCGGCGGCGGTGCAGGCGGTTTACGCTGCACAGTAACTGCAACAGGTGGTGGTGGGTCTTTAGAATCTGCATTAATTTTAAGCCCAGCGACAAATTACACAGTCACAGTAGGCGGTGGTGGAGCAATAAATACAAGTGGTACTAATTCTGTATTTTCTACAATTACATCTACTGGTGGTGGGCGCGGTGGTCGTTATGACAATGTTGCCGGTGCAAATGGTGGTTCAGGTGGCGGTGGCGGTGGTGGTGACGGCACAGTTGCAGGCGGCACAGCATCTCCATCGGGACAAGGTTACGGAGGAGGTAGCGGTAATGAAGGCGCACCTACTTATGTAACAAGAGTGGGTGGCGGCGGCGGTGGTGCAGGTGCAGTCGGTGTCAATGGCGTCAGCAGCGTAAGTGGTGGTAATGGCGGTGCAGGTGTTTCTACTTCAATAACTGGATCATCTGTTGCATACGGCGGCGGCGGTGGTGGAAGTGTACAAGCAAGCGGTACTCCTGGAACAGGTGGTACAGGAGGTGGTGGTAATGGTGGGCAAAATACTTACGGCACATCTGGTACGGCTAATACAGGCGGCGGTGGTGGTGGTGTCGGACAGGTTGCAGGTACTCCAGGCAGCCTTGGTGGATCAGGTGTTGTTATTCTCCGATACCCTGACAGTCGAACAATTACAATTGGCGCAGGTTTAACAGGAACTGAAAGTGCTGCTTCAGGTGGTTACAAACGCGCAACTATTACTGCTGGCACTGGGAACGTGAGTTGGACATAATGGCACACTACGCATTTTTAGACGCAAACAACATTGTCACTGAAGTCATTGCTGGCATTGACGAAACTGAAACCATTGAAGGTTTGGACACTGAAACCTGGTATGGAAATTTTAGAAATCAAATTTGCAAACGCACTTCATACAACGCAAAGATTCGCAAAAACTATGCGGGCATTGGTTTTACTTATGACGAAACACTGGACGCGTTTATTGCACCAAAATGCCATGATGAAGCAATTTTGAATGAAACGATAGCGCAATGGAATTGCGAGAATGAGGAACATTATGTCGAAATTTCCTAACGGTACAAATGCACGAATGATCGAAGCGGCTTTAGCTGAAGTCGGCACAATTGAGGAAGGCGACAACCTCACCAAATACGGCAAATTTACAAAGGCTGACGGTTTGCCCTGGTGTGGATCATTCGTGAATTGGTGCGCTGCACAGGCAGGCGTCAAAATTCATTCAGTCGTTAGCACAGCAATTGGCGCGCATAAATTCAAGGAAATCAACCGTTGGTCAAACATGCCCCAATTGGGATACATAGCGTTTATGGACTTTCCACATGACGGCGTTGATCGTATTTCACACGTTGGCATTGTTGTCGGTTTAATTGACGATAAGCAGTGCATAACTATTGAAGGCAACACCAGCGGCACAGGCGACCAACGCAACGGCGGCATGGTCATGGTCAAGGTTCGCAACGTTGGCAAGGAAATTGTCGGGTTTGGTATTCCAAAATTTGCACCATACCAGGGCGAATACCCAGTCGTTGAAATGCCAAAAGTGGCAGCAAAACCAACAAAGGAGACAAAAAAATGGACAAAGCCAAAGCCCTAGCCGCGTCATGGGCGCGGTCATTCATGGCAGCAGCCCTAGCCCTATACATGGCGGGCGTGACTGATCCAAAGACGCTTGCAATGGCAGGTGTTGCAGCGGTTGCACCAGTGATTTTGCGCTGGTTAAACCCTGGCGATAAGAGTTTCGGGTTAACGGGGAAGTAGCCCGAAAAGCCGCGGCGATAGCCTTAGCACTCTTTC